TTCTCTCAAGCACAGGCAGTCTTTCGCGCGATCCGTGGAAACCCCACGTTGATTGAGGCGAAAAAAGCCGAATATCTGGCTGCCGCGACTGCCATCACATCTACGACCGGCGGGATTCAGGTGGAATCTGCCACGGTCAACGGCCAATCATTTTCCGGCAAAGCAACCTCGACACCCGCCGAGCGTTTACAGATCCTTCAACTCGTGATGAGTATGATTGAGCGCGATTCCGCCGGAAGCCGAACCACCAGAGCTGCATTTCTATGATACTCGACCAATACGGAAACGCCGCTAGTTCATCCTTTCTGCGCAGGCCATCGCGCCACGCCAACCTCGGCGGCGGCGACAGGCCGAGCGAATCACGGAACCTTCGTGACCTGCACAAGATCGTCACGAAATACGACCGCGAGACGCTGCAATCCGCGAGCCGCACGCTGTATCTCAACTCACCGCTCATGGTCGGCGCGTCCAACCAGATCGGGATTTACGCAGTCGGCAACGCATGGCTGCCGACCTACAAAGGCAAGGACAAGGAGTTCGGCGATGCTGCGAAATTCTGGCTAAAAGATGAATGGTATCCCATCTGCAACATCGACGGCGACATCGCGGACTTTACATCTGACATGTTCGTTGACTCGGTAAGCATCGACCGCGACGGCGAGGTTTTCGAGTATTCGACGCAGACGAAAAACGGCTACCCGCAGATTCAGCAAATCCCGTCTCATCGGATTTCGAGCGGTGAAAAGGATGACGGCATCCAGAAGACCGGCAAATATGCAGGCTACGATCTGTATGACGGCATCGTGTATTTCCCCGGCACATCAATCCCGGTCGCCTATTCGCTTTGCGACGTTGACGGCAAGCACAAGCAGTTCATCGAGAAGAAATTCATCCTCCACGTTTTTGACCGTTACTGGCCGGAGCAACGCCGGGGACTGCCGCTCTTCTGGCACTCCCTCAACAACCTCCGCGACATCATGCAGAGCGAAGAGTGGGAGCGGATGAACCTACTTTCGATGTCGAGCCTCAACTACACCGTCGAGAACGAGACAGGTGGACCGGACATGGAAGAGCCTGGATACGTTCCGGGCGACTGCGGAAACCTCGCCGTGCAATTCCTGCAAGGCGGGCGCATCATGTATGCCAAGGCCGGAGCAGGTGAGAAGATCACCCAGCATCAAAACTTCCGCCCCGGCAACCCGTGGCATGAATTTTACGACATGCAGGCGCGGCAATGTCTGGTCGGCGCCTGCTTGCCAGCAACGCTCTGGAAACCATCTGGGCAAGGCACAGCGCAGCGCGAAGACATCGGCAAAGCGTGCCGCTTCGTCGAGGATCGCCAAGCCATCCTTGAGAAAGTCGCTAAGTGGAGAGTGCGCAAAGCGATTGCGTGGGCGATGGAAAACAACCGCATCCCGCAATCTGCCGACTGGTTCAACTGGGGATTCACCCGCCCGCCGAAGCTCACGATTGACGACGGACGCAGCCTCAAGGAGAAGATGGCTCTCTACGACAAGGGACTGATCAACGCCACCTCGATCCTCGGCGAGCTGTCGATGGACTTGGACGAAAGCATCGACGAGCGCACCGAAGAGGCCGCGAAAACCATCCTCAGCATCCGCGAGAAGAACGCAAAATACGGCGTAGAGATCGACTCGCGCAGCATCCGACTTTTGACAGCCAGCGAGCAACCGCAACCAGACGAAACCCTATCCCAACCATGATTACAATCGAAAACAAAGGCGGCAAGGTGAAGCTCAATGAGCAAGTCACCCAGGACAGCATCAAGCGCATGATCGACGAGATCGGGCGACTCTTCGGAGCGAAGGCCGTTGCTGAAGGTGCAGACTTTGGCGAGATTATGAACACGGCGGAAAACGCCGTTGACGTTCTCGAACTCGAAATCAACTCCCCCGGCGGCAGCGTGTTCGATGGATACACCATCTACCAAGAGATCAAATCTCTGCGCGACCGTGGCGTTGTTGTCAACGCTACGATTACCGGCATGGCCGCCAGCATGGCCAGCGTTATCTGCATGGCCTGTGACAAGGTTTCGATGGTCAAGCATGGTCGCATGATGATTCACGACGCATCGAGCGGCACGCATGGAAACGCAGAGCAGCTCCGCAAGACTGCCGACCTGCTGGACGGTATCAGCGAAAACATCGCGGAAATCTATGCTGAAAAAACCGGAATGGATAAGGAAGAAATCCGCGCAATGATGAAGCGCGAAACATGGATGAACGCAAAAGAAAGCATCGCCAACGGCTTTGTTGACGAGATCATCGGCGAGCAGGTTGACATTCGCCAAGAAAAAGCTGAATCTTCGCACATGAGCTTCCTCAATCGTCTCACCAATCCATCTTCCGAAGAGTCCATCGAGCGCATCGCTGCTCTTGAAGCTGACCTCAGCGCACAAGCTGCCGAGTTCCAAGCAAAGCTCGACGCCGCCGAACTTGCGCTGCAAGAAGCCGCCGAGATTACCGCTGAAAACATCGAGCTGCGCATCAAAGCCGATCTAGTGCCAGCACTAGAAGCGAAGATTGCCGAGATGGAAGAGATCGCAATCATCACCGCCGAGAAGATCGACACAGCCGCCGCGCAAAAGCTGGCGAGCATGGGTCACGGTGAACCTCTTGATCTTGGGACTGTATCAGTCACCAACCAAGAAACGCTTTCCATCCTTGAGGTTTTCAAAGAGCTGAAAGGTGAAGAAGCAACCCGTTTTTACGAAGCAAACCGCAAGGCAATTCTTGCTGAACAATCTCAAATCAACTCTTAATCAAATACCACTATGGCCTCTACATTCGTTGACAAAATCTACGTCCAAGAAGTTCTCCGCGCATTCACCGCTGGACTTCTTCCTCTCTCTGCCTTCACCCGCAGTTACTCCAATGAAGCTCGCCGCAAAGGTGACGCTATCATCATCCCTCGCGTTTCCGCACTGGACTCCACAACCTTCGCCTATGCGAACAACAGTGGTAGCCCATACGAAACCGAAGCTGGCACCATCGCCGCGATCACAGTCAACCTCGATCAACATCAAGTTGTCGGCGTTGACCTGACCGACATCCAGTATTCAAATTCTGGTGCTGCTGACATTGCCAACTTCGCTGCCAACCAAGGCCGCGCACTTGCTCGCAAGTGTATGCAGAACGTGTTCAACGCACTCACCGTGGCATCTTTCGGCAGCCCTGCCGCAACTGCCGTCACCATCGGCGGAACTGGACTGGCTCAAATCCGCGCAGCACGCAAGACTCTCATCAATCGCCAAGTGCCAATGGATGCAGTCTCGCTCATTGCGAATCCAGACCTGCACTTCCAACTTGAAAGCGATGCGAACATCACGCAAGCCTTCCAATACGGTGGCAGCGAAGGAATCCGCGAAGCTCGCATTCCACGCCTTCTCGGCATGGATGTGTATCAGACCAACCTCACCACCATCGGTGCCTCGCTCTCGATCATCGGCTTCCTCGCTCACTCCGACGCGATGGCAGTTGCAGTTCGCCAGCTCCAGCCGCAGGACGGTGGAGAAAGCTACCTCGCAGTCGAAACCGTGACCGATCCAGAAACCGGACTCGGATTCACCTATCGCCGCCACTTCAACCCCGGCAAAGGTCGCCACTTCGCCAGCGTTGAGTGCCTCTTCGGTATGGCCGCCGCGCTCACCCTCGGAATCGGCCTCATCGCCCGCACAGACTAATTTCTTGGTGTGTTCATGTCCCATCGCCTCACCCTCACAAGGGGTGGGGCTTTGTGGGCAAGGGGTATCCCCTCCCAAGAAATATGAAAATCAGCCTGTCGGTTATTACCGGGAATTGTGAGAAGGACGTTGAGCGTTTTCTGGATGTATTTCAGCCGCACTTTGACGAGATCGTGATGGTTCGAGCCATCGGCACCCAAGACCCCGATGGGACGCTTGATATTGCAAAAGCTCGCGGCTGCATCATCAGCGAATATCACAACGCCCGCAACTGGCCGCACGTCGATGACTTCGCAGCAGCCCGCAACGCATCCGCCGCGCTTTGCTCTGGGGACTGGATCGTCTGGGCAGACATGGACGACACCGCCGAAGGGCTGGAGCACCTCCGCACCCTGCTTGCTAAGCTGCCGGATGATGTCGGCATCCTAAGCATCCCCTACATCGTCAGTGACCAGGGCGTAATCGGCAACTTCCGCGAGCGTGCTTGGCGGAATAACGGCAACTATGCTTGGAAAAACGCGCTCCACGAAAACCTCGTCCAAGTCGCCGGCGAAACCGCTAAGCAATCCCAGTCGAACGATGCGCGGATCATCCACATCCCGCGCCCGGATCGGGAATGCTCGAAAGACCGCAACCTGACCATCCTCGAAAGCATCCCGGACGAAGACCGCACGCACGCGCATACCTTTTATCTGATGATCGAGTATTCTCGGCGCAGAGACGCACGCGCTATCGAGCTTGCCAGAGAGTTTCTCGACCACCCAGAAGGCGGGCTGGCGGAACGCTTTGAAACCTACATGACCCTCGCCGCCATGGCCGATGATTACGGCGACAAAGCCGCGATCTACACGCAAGCATGGACGGAAGACCCAAGCCGCGCCGAGCCGCTGTATGAGCTGACAGCCCTTTCCATGTCCTGCGACGAGCCGCAACGGGCATTGAGCTACGCTCGCCACATGATGACCTGCAAATTCCCCGACAAGCCGTGTTGGAATCATCGGAAGATGTTCTACGGATTTTTCCGAGAAGACCTTTTCCTTCAATCCCTCCGCATGGCGGGGCGGGCGCTCGAATCAGACACGCGCCGCCATAACATGCTGGCGACCTCCGGCAAGACCACCATCAGCCTGCTGCACGCCACCCGTGGCCGCCCCATGCAGGCGGTCAGGACACGCATGGAGTGGCTGCGCATGGCCGACCACCCGGAGCGCGTCGAGCATCTTTTCGCTGCCGACTACAACGACGAAACCGCCGAGGTCTTTGTCAGATTCCCTACCGCATTTCTCGCCGGTGATGGCGGCCCAGTCGCCGCGTGGAATGCAGCCGCAGCCGCCAGCCGTGGTGATGTCCTACTGCAACTCTCCGACGACTGGAAGCCGTTCAGAGGATGGGACACGGCGATCCTCGCTGCTATCGGAGACGCCAGCAAGCCCGCCGTCCTTGCTATCAGTGACGGGCACCGCACCGACGACCTGCTCTGCATGGCGATCCTCACCCGTGCCCGATACGCAGATCAAGGATACCTCTTTCACCCTGAGTTTTTCAGCATGTTCAGCGACAACCACTTCACCGATCGTGCCTATGCCGACGGCGTGGTGATCGACGCAAAAGACATCGTGATCGAGCACATGCACCCGGCGTTCGGGAAGGGCGAGATGGATGAAACCTAT